GCCATCTACGGATGGTTTCTTAGTGTTTATTTTTGAACACGAAACCAATCCTGAGGAGGATTAAATTATGAAATTTAACAATGTTAAACAAGCTAGGGAATTCCTAGAAACCCAGTACATCGATCCATCTGATTACTTTGACGAGCTTGAGTCACTGAGAGACAGTGGTGAGATAAACATGTTTGGCGCACCATCTTGGATGGTTGAGAATCTTGACCTTACTACAAACTGGGCCAACGCAGTATTCTTAGTATGGACTGAAGATCGGGAGGTAGCGTGATGGAAGCTTCAATTAATCCTTTACTGCCTCAACACTGCAATATGGATGACCGTGTATGCATAAGTATCCTGATTGACGAGTTACTTTCGCGTGACAAGTCTGTCAGGGTTTTTGATGGCGAGGAGTGGGTTCTAGATCCTTGCACTGATAAAACTAAAATACTCGAAAGTCTAGCGCATACTGGCGAGGATACTATCAGGACTGATGAGGGTGGATTCTACTTAATCTATGACAACGGTTCAGATGGCGATCCTATGATTCTTATTTCAGACTACACCGACAGCGAATTTAACAGAGAGGTGTACGCCGCTGTTGAAAAAAAATTGGGGGTGTCGTGATGAACTTTGATTTGATCAATCTTCTCTCAACGTCTACGCTCGTTTTCATCAGGCTAGACCTTGATGAAACATGTCGAAAAATCAGAAGCGAAATTGAAGCTGAGGAAAAAGAGATATCATCCGCTCGGCTGAAAGATAGCGGCTACTCTCTGGTTTCAATAGCCGAGATGGACTCATCTGTTCGTCGCAACAGAGATTCTTTAGAGAGAATATGCGTTCAGCTTAATTTTATTGAATCAGCACAACAGCGGAGGGTAGCGTGATGCCTTTTACTTTCGAGCGCGGTGGTGATATCTACTGTCCGGAAAACATGGCGGTAAACCTTGATGGAATTACCTATAAATTGAATGACGAGACAGCCTTCGATATTGTAGATGCCGTTATCACTAAATACACGCGCAACATTGGCGAAGCTCCATACAGCCAGTCAGAGATTGACTCGGCATGGGCATTACTGAGTTGCATTCTAATGGGAGAAGAGTAGTGAAAAATCCCGAACTGATGGCTTTGATTGAAGAGCATCATCTGACAAGCAAAATGATTAGCGACATGCTTGATGTCCCATTTGAAACTGTAAGAAACTGGCGGAGAAATGAAACATCGTCAGCTACAAAAATGAGCAAGGCAAACCTTAAACTTTTAAAGCTAAGTCTTGCGAAGTAGCCCCTGCGGGGGCTATTTTTTTTGGTCTAAATTATTTAAAGCGATACTCCATCAGTACCTTCCACAAACTTTCAATATCTAGCAGATCATGATGTTTCATGACGCACCTAGAGCCATAGCCAAAGTCCTTTTGGAAATGTGAACTCCCAAACTTCTTACGACTGATCCAACCATTAACTCGCATCACCTCTGGGTCGCTAGTCCGACCAACCAAAACAGCAATCTTTGATTTGAATTTATCCATGTTGTCAAAGATCAGGTTGCCAAACTCAGCGTTGTTAAACTTCACATCGATGCTCACACCCTCAAACCAAAGGTCAACACCACCATCGGTCACTACGTTGACGGTAGGCGTCTCTACCCCAAGTAATCGAGCAACAGCGAACTCTGCCTTAAAGCCATAGATGTTGGCCTCTACCCTGCTTTGCCTATCGTTCTCTAGCCTTGGTTTAAAGCCCTGCATCTCGCATAGCTTTACCGTATCGGCTCCCATAATTTCAGAGCTATGAACGTCCTGCTTACTTAGCTTTATGAGCATTTTTCCAAATTCCTTTCACGCCATTGATGATGAACTGTTTGGTGTGTATTGGATCTGCAATCTCAGGTATTGAATTGATTGCCTCTCGTCTTTCTTCTTTTGTCTGGAGGTCAGCTATCTGTGACGGTAGATAATAGATTAGAGTGGCTCTGGCGAGCGCGTGGAACTCTTTTGGCATACTTCCCTCTATGTGCTTTAGGCACTGGGGGTAATATATTTTTTCCGCCGCATTTTTTACGAGGACTCTAAGCTTGTCTGGTTTCATCACATCTCCAGAAGCTCACGCATCAACATAATCCCAGTCTCATAATCGACTGTCGCAGTGTCTGATTCGTAGCCCTTTCCCATTAAATCTGATAGCCGAAACACAAACTTGATTGGCTGTCGGTCATACTTGTAAATCAGTATCGGAAGATACTCATCACCGGCAGAGGTTAGCGCCTGATCCCACCACTCTTCTTTGTGCCAGTTTCCAGACTTATAACGCTTGGCTTCGATCATCAAATTATTAAATTCAATGTCCGCTTTTCCGGCAGTCTGATACTGTTCGAGATTGCGCCTCAAATGACTAGCGCATTCACCAAACTCATCTTGAAATTTCTTAATAAGATCGCGCTCAAAAGCGTGACCTTTGGAGCGTCCATTAATCGGCACGAGGATCATCCCCCATGCTGTAGCGGGTGTACCAGATCGACTTCATCTTGTCTTGCTCTGGTGAATTTCCCGCCTTGTTGCCCTGCCTCCACTGGTACTTAAACGCGGTTATTTCAGCCCACTCTTTGACGCGATCCTCACCGTACAATTGCACCATGACATCGATGCATTCAACGCCACCATCTTTAATGTAATGCTTGGGTTGAAATACGTTTTCTTCTCGCAAAATTGCAGGGTGCTCTTTTGCGACACGATCCCACTCTTCTGGCGTTGCGCTATTCAGTCCAGTTGATCTTGTCCGCGATGTATTCTCTAAGATCGTACTCGGTTCCATACCGCGCAATGAACCGGCTTTTTGATGGGTGTCTTGATGTAAATTTTTCATTGTCTTCTCCTGCGCGATGATGCGCGTAACACAGTGGAATTGTCAGTAAATGAGCGTCCGGCTTTGTCTTGCCTTCAATGTGATGAATCTCGGCAGGACTGGTAACGCCATACAGTTTCTTGCATATGACGCACCCGAACTCAGCCATTGCCGACATCCACTTTTTTTCTTGGACACTTGGCGTTCTACTCTTCATTCGATGCGTACAAGTAATCAACCGATACGTCAAAATGACTGGCAAGTTTTTTCATCACCTGAAAGCTTGGGAACAAAGTTTTGCCAACTAAAAACCGATGAATGGTGGGTTGAGGCACTCCGGTTTTTCTAGCCAGAGTGGATTGTGAAATTTCTTGATCTTGCATTAATTGCTTTAAGACGTTCTCTTTCATTTTACTTATCCTTGGTGGTTGTAAATTCTATTTTTTTCAAATCGTAGGTTTGCCATTGTTGACTGCCAGACTTTGAACTCGACCTCGCATGCCGCCAGATTTGTTTTAGCGGCGGCGAGTTTTCCTTTCGCCTTGCCCCTATCCAAGCGTGCCTGAAAAACCACAGCATCTTCATCGGCAGTTCTCGACTGCTTGGCGTGAGTTTTGTCACCTCTGGCTTCAGCCATGACCATCGCTTGAGCAATAATCCTTCGCTCTTCAGCGTCCGCTTGTGCCAACTCATACTCCGCTCTTGCGATTGACTTGCCAGCCTGTCTAATTTTTTCTGCAAATTGCTCTTGATCGTCCATCACGCTTCCTTAGAGTAATTAATATAAAATTTTGGCTTACTGCCTTTTCTCTCCTTGTACTGCATGCAAGCCGTATCAAATTCAAAACCCACCTTGCCTTCCCACATGCCGTTTCGATTCTTAAGTACTTCAAAATAAGAGTCCCATTGCTTGACATACTTTTCCGGTGGCTCTTCACCGAGCATCTCTGCCTGATCAAGCATTTCGATCTTGCGTTTGTTTTTAAAAATGGAAATGAATGTGTCGGCAAGATCGGTAATCGAGCCTGAACCTTTTACCGAATACTTATTGGGGGCTTCGTACTCCGAATCACCCTTCCGAACGTGCGTAACTAAGAAAATTGTTACCGGAAAACTAAGCTTAAAATTCACCAACATTTCGACAAACTTTTGCTGGTTCTCATAGTCATCCTGCCTCACCATATTGGTAAGCGAATCAATGACAAAAACATTGATGCCATAACGGCGGTAGGCGTACTCAAAGCACTCCATTAAATCCTTTGGTTTGGGCGTCAGCTTATCCACGAACAGCCATAAATTAGGGGCTAGCCACTCCAGTATTTTCTGCCGATAAGGCTTAGGCGGTGTGCCTGATCCGGCGGCTTGCCGCATCATCCTGCCAAGGGTAGATTTCGGGGGCATCTCCATTGAGGCAATCAGCACTTTTTGATCTTGCTGAATCGCGTTGAGACACATTTGTCCAAGGAATAAAGACTTGCCATGACCGTTGATGCCGCAAAAGCCAATCATTTCGTGGGGTCTGAATCGAATATCCTCTTCATCAAGCTTGCTCCAGCCGGAACGAAAGCCACTGTCCTCACCTGTAACGCTGAAAAAATCATCAATGTCAGATTCAAATGCCGTAACACTTTTGAGCGTTTCAGGATCTTTCCAGACCGCTTCGTCATAAGCACCACTTAGGATAAATCGAGCGTATTCATAAGGGTTCTGACCTTGAGGTGCTTTCATCAAAAGATCGTTAATATCTTTGGCAGGAAGGTTGATTCGATGACATCGATCGCCTAGCCGATTCATAATTTCTGCGGCGGCTAATTCACCTTGCTCGTCCATATCGGTTGCCACAAGGATGCGCTCGAATCTTGCTAAATTCTCGTACTCATTCTCAATCCACTTGGTTTGTTTAGCTCCTTTTCCGCCACCCATTGGCACGGATAAAGCTGAAAATCCAAGCACCTCTGCCGCAATGGCATCCCACTCACCCTCAACTAACCAAACCTCTCTGGCGTCAGCGGGGATAACGTGCCAACCATATAGAATCGGTTTAAGGTTTTTCTGTGTGGAGGGGTTGCCGTCATAATTCATCGGCTTGGTCTTGATAAAAACCAGTTCGCCCTTGGGATCATAAAACGGAAAGACAACGTCCTTACCGCCCTTCCCATCAGTTTCATAAATTCGATGCCTAAAGCACACCTCTCCCACATCTTTAAAGCCTCGGCTATCCATGTAGCCATGCAGGACTTCACTGTTCTTTTGCTCAGGGAGTTTTGGGATGTTGTAGGTTTTATTTTTTACCGCGCTGAATTTTTTTGCCGGAGCGCCATCACGAATATTAAATCGTTTCTTTCCCCACTCCATCGCATCAACAAGACTTAACCCTAACGCATGCTGAATGAGATCCAACATATCGCCAGTAGCGCCGGTGGCAAAGTCAATATATCTGCCAGATTGTTCTCCATGGAGATACACCGACATTGACCTGCCCTTCTCGCCATCAATTGAACCGATCTTGTAACAGCCTGATTCCACGCGACCATCGGGATAAAGTTCTTGGCAGATACCGGAGGCGTTCTCACCAAGGCGTTTTGAGAGATCTCTGATATCAATCATTTCACAGCCCCCAACAGATCATGCTTTCTGTCATGACCTTGAAATGACTTAAGCGCATCCCAGTCCGGCTTACCAATGGACTTCCATTCTCTGCTAATTGCAAAATCCACAACACCTAACAGATCAAAACCGTGCCTTTTCAAAATGAGAAAGTCTTGGGTGATTACCGTAACCATCTTCTTAGCTGGCTTTCTGCCTTTACGCTCATCAAGCTTATACTCCCACCATTTCTTCCAAGCAGACTTACTAACACCTTCCGGTGAAGTGTTAAGGAGGATAGAGCGCCAACATGTTTGTTCTTTTTGATGTTTGTTCTTTATGATATTTGTTCTTTGGGTCTGATTACCTTGATCTGGGTTTACTTGATCTGGGTTTACTTGATCTGGGTTTCGATGATCTAGTGGAAAGCGACCCCTGACATCAGTCACTAACCAATCCCACCGCACGACATGACCGCTTTCGTTTCTAACAATTTCTCTACGGATGTATCCCGCGCTCTCAAGCTCATCGGTAATGCGCGTCATTTTGACGTTGCCGACTCCAAATACAGTGCAAAGCTGATTGTTAGTTATTTGCCACTCATCAATATGGCTCAGAAGATAAACAAGCACTCCAAGAGACTCTGGACTCAATGAGTCATCTCGCTGTGTGCTTGCTGATTTTGTTTCGGAACCTCGAAGAAGGCTGTTGGGGAGGCGGGTGTAGTCTTGCTTGAGGGTGGCTCTTCGGTAAATCATATGCGATCCATGTCAGTTCACTGTGTTAAATTATGTACAAGTGTAAATCTTTAACTAACACATAGCAACGATGAATTTTTTGAGTCGCGGCAAATCACAAAACTACCTTTGTATTAATGCATATCTTTTTTTTCTACACTTAGATTTCTATTTTTTCACTAGCGTCTAATAATTAACTCTTGACATTAATATTTACCTTAGTGTATAACGAGAAAATAGATATCCTAAATTTATGCCTATATAAAGGTTTGAAATGGCTTAACACACGGAGACTGTTAATGGACAAACTTGGAAAAGAAAAAAGATCAACGATAGTCAACAACGCACTTGATAACGCTGGCGTACCCAACTGGGGACGAGCCGGAATTATTAAAAGCGCGTTGAGCGTATCACCCGCAACAGCTAGTGGATGGCTCACTGGCTCGTTGCCAAAAGATCCTCATTCATTGCTACACTTCTGCGACAAGTATGATTTAAGCCCCCACGAGTGGGTGTTTGGAGAGAAAAGCGCGGCTACATCTGCTGGTATAACTGAAGAAAAAATTATAAGTTATGTGGGGAAAATTAAAGAGTTTGAAGTCGCTTCGGGAAAGACGCTTACACCCGATCAGTTTGCAAAGCTCTTTGTTTTACTTACTCGCTCGGAAGATCAGGCAAAGTTTTTACTGGAACACGCTGACTTTTTGTTATCTTAATTTTTAAAATGCACACCTCAAACCCGATACTAGTGTGTCGCGGTACCTTACTGTACCTATAAATAGCTTTTTTATTTGTGCAATTTTAATGATCTGAATGAAAACTTGCACTATGCACAAATGTATGCTTAAGTAAAAAGGTATTAGAGCAACTAATAAAAGGAATAAGAAAAAATGAGGGTCAATACACATTCAAATTACTATGCGCTCGTATACTTGAGCTGTCATCAGATGACCGCAGAAATGCTGTGGTGGGCTTCGGATTATTTAGAGGGGCAATGTTGTGGAAACTAAACCTCTTTCTGAAACCTGCTCTTTTGCTGATGACTGCGCCTTTTGTCCAGTTAACACAGCCCTTCAAGCCTACGCATGCAGTGCATGGATTACTCAAACTTACAATGATAACTCCCTTAACAATTCTTCTAAAAACCCTGACCACCTTGACGTAATTAATCTCGTTGATTACATGTCAATCGAAGATAAATTCTGTCAGTGGCACAACACAGCGTACCCACAGGACTTGCGTTTTTTTTCACCAAATGTAAATAGTGCTGTTTTACCCTTTATAAATACACGATGAAATAAGTTTTACCTATTTGCATTGCTTTTACGTATTAAGATGCTATAATTAGTCCATAGATAACAAAATGGATTAGCACATGGATACGTTGAATCGCGCACAAATCTGGAAAACTCTCAGCAACATTGATGTAACTCCCCTCTGCACTGAAACCGAAATGATCGGCAAAGAGACGATCCACTATTTACCGTGGATGGCGGCTCACGAAATCATGATGGATCAGTTTCCTGAGTACACATGGGAATTTTCTGAAGATCCCCAAGGCAGAGAAGTGCATTACTTTGATGACGGCTCTGCGGAAGTCCGTTGTCGAATGACCATCGGTACTCACACCAATATCACGTATTTACCAGTTCATCGGCATGGCGTAGCGATCCCTGCACCCAGCGCAATGGACATTAACACAGCCAAGCAACGCGCTAGAGTGAAAGCGTTAGGTGAGTTTGGTTTAGGTTATCAGATGTGGCTTGCAAAGCCCGATACTTCCCCTGAATTAAGAGAAGATGCTGAAGACAAGGTCACTGAAGATGACTTGGTTGCTCAGTGCTGGCTTGCCGCAAGAGATAAAATTGCCGAGGCAACCAATGTTAGCGCCGGTAAAAAGCATTTTAGCCGGTACAAAAAAGGTTTAGAAAATCGTGGCTTGGTTGACTCCAACGAAAATCGCTGGAAGGAAGTGTGCAAAGCAAAAGGCTGGAGGGCTGAGAAGTGAGCCTTGCTGTTCAGGGGTCACCTGAGTGGCATCGTCGAAGAGCCGGAAAAATCAAAGCCTCTGTGTGTGCCGCACTCGAAGGCAAACATCCCTATATGAAGCCTCAAGATCTTGTTCGTCAGGAAGTGAGAGCATTAGCCGGTGCAGAATCTGAGTTTATTATGGTTCCTGCCGTGGCTCACGGTCAAATGATGGAAGATGTAGCGAGAGTTTTTCTTGAAAAGCTACAGGACTACCGTGTTGAAGAGACCGGCTTGGTTGTTCACCCAAAATACGATTTCATTGCCGCTTCCCCCGATGGTCTGGTGGGGCTAGATGGCTGTGTAGAAATTAAGTGTCCCTACCCTAAGTATACTAAAGAACCCTATTCGATTTTCAGCCCGAAACGAAGCATGTACTTAATGCAAGTCTACATGCAGATGGAGGTGTTGGATGTGGACTGGTGTGATTTTATTTGTTATCTCGCGCCGAATGAAACGCACGAGCCGCAATACACGTTAGAGCGGGTTGAGCGCAAAGAAGACTTTCTGACTGAAAAGCTGTCTCGAAAGTATTTACCGCAACCTGAGAAAGGCACTATTTCGCGGCTTGATCTTTATCAAGCATGGCACAGGCACATTCAGTCTCAGCATGATCATGAAGACACTCGCCAAGAACATGTAAAAACGGTAGTTAAAGATGATTTTGAGACGATTACTACGGATGATGACCTAAACCACCTATCTCAAGTTCAAAGCCGAATTAACAACATTAAAAGCCGGATTATCGATGAGTTAGACGCTATCGATGTGCTATCCAAGACCTCTGAACAACTGAAAAAAATAATCGCGGAAAAATACGAAGGTTCAGTCAGTAATGGGTCAACGCTAATTAAGATTATTAACAAAACCCCGCCAATTGATTACCGACAAGCTTTTGAGTTTTTGGGTGGTGAAGAGGCAGTGTTAGAAAAAGACGAGCAGTTGGATTCGTTTCGGCGAACCACAGGCTCACGACAAATTTCAATTCAACATGGAGATATCCAATGAGTAACTTTGAAGTGCAAGCCGGAAATGGTCGGCTGTATAAATTAACCCCTGAAAAGAAGCAGAAAGAGTTAGACCGATTAAAAGTGTTGCGCGAAGACAAAGCTCAAGCATGGGCTACCGATGACAAGGCTCATGACTACGATGGCTTTTTGCAGATCGGTCAGAACTTTATCAACTGGTTGCAGGAAGGCTTGAACCAATCAGGCAATGATCTGATGCGAATGAACTGGAAAGGGAAAGTGGTTAAGACCGATAACGGTGCTGTGCTTCAAGTGAGAGATGCTTGGATTGGCAACGGCATGATGGATTTAAAGCAATTTACTGAGTCAGGCGCGAATGTGTCTAGCAGTCAAGCGCAGTCCAAGCCGCAAGCGCCGGTTGAAATGTTCGATGAAGAAGATGACCTCCCCTTTTAATAACCAACTAAAGGAAACGCAATGTCACTCAGAATTACACGAAGCGTGGATTCTATTTTGTACGGTGGTGAAGATTTAGATCCTGACAACCTTGAAGGCACGTTTGAGCATCGCCTTTGGGTTCGACGAGTCAGAGACCATCGAGGCAAGCAAGACGCGCTGGTAAATGTGACATCTAAAGAGGGGATTAGCGAGCATATTTTACTCGCTGGAGAGGAAGGGATCTGGTTAAAGGATGACACCAACGTGAACATGGTTGGCGTTCAACAGTACTGGATGAAATCAAAACCATATTGTGACGAGTGCGGACGCGGTGATGTTGTGCCTGAACGCATGGTTCCACAAGCACGATTGGCGGTCTCTGCACCGCGTAAATACCAACTAATACGCCATGATGCGAGGAAGAAAAAATGAGTGAGCCACAAACTTTAATTATTGATGGGCAGTCCTATGATGCTGAATCTGTTAATCAGCAATGTCGAGAGATGCTAGTTGCTGTCCAAACTGGAAATCAGGCAGTTGCCCTAGCCTCTGCCCTGATAGAGGTTGCCAAAGTTGGCATTGATTCCACCTTCTCCAATGCGAAAAAGCTGTTACCAGAACCGCTTGCTGTTGAGGGTGAGGTTGAAGACGAGGAACCAACACACTAAATCCCCTAAGCCAAGGCGAACTCCTCAGCGCCTAGATAGCTGGACTAGCTCACCAGTGGCGGCAACGAGCTACTTATTTATACAGCTACAAGGATATGTATTATGTTAAACACAATTAAAAAAATAATTGCCAAAGAAACGTCTTTTGAAATCCCTTGGTCTACGACCCTTCAAACCATCGATGGTGAGCGCGTCTGTCTGGTATCAAATGTTCAAGCCAGTGATGATTACCCGATTGTTTGTTTGATTGACTACGGCACTGAAGTGGGCTGTGACAGCTACACACTTGAGGGTGAATATGATGTAGGCGTTGCCTCTGGCAATAATTTGATGCCGATCCCAAAATAACCCCCCCTGCCGAGAAGCGATTTTTTGCGCTATACTAAAAGGGCTTCTGGGTAGAAAGTCAGACATGGAGAATGATTATGACTTTTGAAGAAGCAGTAAAAGAGTATTTGAGCGAACCCTGTAAGAGCGGCAACCCCAAAAACGAGGTTGCAGTTGGGTGTTTGAGATGGATGGCAAGAAAAGTGCCTTCGGGGTTGAGAAACCCTGAGACAGGAAAGGTGCAACGATACACGAAGAAGAGCGCGTTAAAGCACCCTGAGTTCAAAGTATTATTTGATTCAACCTCAGGGCGTTTTGCGGGTCGGCAGATGGCATCGATCAGGAAGATAGATGTTACTAATATGAGAAAGTCCCTGCTTAATGATAAGGGGTTATCTGCTGATGGGGTGAACAATTACCTCAAATATCTTCGTGCCGCGATACATTATGCGGAGGAGGAGCTTGAGATTGAGTTTGATCTTAAGCCCAAGATCAAGGCGCTCAAAGGTAAGATTAGGCAACGGTATTTCTCACCGGCTGAAGCAAGGGCATTTATGAAGTATTTAGACCCTCTTCGTGCTGATATGGTTGAAATCGCGTTACACATTGGACAGCGCAATGCCAACATTCGGCTGATGCGTTGGGACTGGCTGGATAAGCGTCACGAGGTTCTGTCCATTCCCGCGAGTGAGACCAAGACTGGCGAGCCGCTAGAGTGCTATCTTAATGCCGATGCAAGAAAGGTGATTAGTCGGCGTTGGGAGTTGTGTTGTGAGATGGCGGCAAAGCATCCGTTGCAGTGCAAGTTGGACTATGTTTTTACCCAGTCTACGCCGCAACATTTAGGGAAGCCGATGGCGAAGGGATCGATGTGCAGGGGTCGTTGGAAAACGGCGTTAGCCAAGGCGGGATTGCCCAGCGATGTGGTGTTTCATTCTTGCCGTCACACCTTTGCTAGTTGGCTGTTAAGTGAGGGAACACTGCCGAAGGAGTTAATGGATGTCGGTGGTTGGAAATCGGTGGCGAGCATGGATGGCTACATGCATTTAGTTCGCGGACGCAAACAAGAGGTATCTGCGCGAATTGAGGGCAGGTTGTTGCGGTAAGATCAGGTGCATTACACTGATTAAAACCGCGAGTGTTAAAATGAAAAAAGCCAAGTTCACTTACACGTTAGTGTAATAGACTTGGCAAAACCCATAACTTGTTGATTTATATAGGAAAAAAGGGTTTGGTCGGGACGGCAGGATT